GCGTTCATCGGTCATCAAGTGCCGCACCGTATTGGCACAATGCCCCTTCGCAAGGGTAAGCGGTTGCAGTTCAACGCCGCATTTTTTCGCAAGCCACAGCAACCAATCGCCACGATGGCACTCGGCTACAATTTGCTCGATAGGCTTATCGCCTGCCAAGTCAATGGCAGGCTCGCAGGCATCAACGGATTCGAGGTACTCTTTGAAGGTTTTCATGGGTTTAGGGTTTAGTAATGCGAAGATATACACAAATTAGGAACATTCATCCAACAGCTTTTGGAAGTCCTCCAACGAGCGGATGACTACATACCTGTAGCCAACTGATTCCACTCGTTCCTGCCACCACTTTTGGGATAGGGATTGCTTACCCTTCGGTGCTTTGAACTCAAGGAACACCGCACCCTTGGGGGATAGGTAGGTCATGTCGGCAACGCCAGCCGTGAGGCCAATGCCCTTGAGAAAGTAACCGTTGGAGCGGGAGCGTGGGTTGTTCAGGTTCAGGAATAGCAGACCCTGCTCGTTGGGTCGTAGCATAGCGAACAACTTGACGCAAGCGGCCTGCAAATTATATTCTTCCATCATATTTTAGAGGGTGGAAATTCGTTGGCTTTGGTGAATGGCAGGTGGCACTGGATGTCTGCCGTTCCAAGGGAACCGTTGCGATTCTTGCGGACGATGACTTCCATCAGGTCAGCCTCCTTGCTCTTGTCATGCTCGTAGGGTCGGTACACAAAAGCGATTTTGTCGGCATCAAACTCAAGTTGCCCTGTTTCCCGAAGGTCGGACATGATAGGCCGATGGTCTGCCCTGCCTTCGGTTGCACGGGATAGCGAAGAAACCACAACCCCGAACACCTTCTGCCTCTTGCAGATGGTCTTAAGCGTTTTGCTGATGTTGGTCATCTGCTCGATTTTTGGCTTCGGCTTGTCCATTTTGGTTGGATCAATCAGTTGCAGGTAGTCGAGGTAGAATCCGCAAACGCCGTACTTGGTTTTCAGTTTGGCGATTTCGCCTTCGATGCGGTCGAGGTTGGCTTGGTGCAGGTCAACGATATACAGCGGCTTTGATTTGAGCAAGTCAGCCTTTTTCCCCAAGTCAAGAAATTGGTCGGAGGTGATTCGCTCGGTGGGGTTTAAAAAGTGCGAACCATCCATCTCCGCAAGGTTCGAGAGCATCCTTTGGCTTAACTGGTCGGCACTCATCTCCATCGTGAAGAACACCACAGGAATGTCAGCCATCGCTTGGTTCATGGCGATTTGCAAAGCAAGCAAGGTCTTACCCATCGCAGGGCGACCGCCAAGCAGAACGAACTCGGATGGCTTGAATCCCGTCAGCATACGGTCAAGCGGGCTGATGAAGGTGGGGTAAACCGAATCCTTGCGTCTACCCTCCCTCACCTCGTTCATGTTCAGCAGGTACTCCTTGGCGAGTTCATGGGCGGTGGTTTCGCTTGCGTTGGTTTCCACGGCTTGCATGGCTTGGTAGCGTGCGAAAGCTCTCGGAATATCACGGTCAACGGCAAGGTCGTCCATGATTTGCTGTTCCTCCCTTGCCTTCCACGCTTGATTCAGGTCAGCGGCGTAGGTCTTCCAGTCCGAGGTAATGGTGATGCCATCGGCAAAGAATCCAAGGTCAAGGGTTACAAAGGCTTGATTGTTTTCAACGAGGTATTGGTGGAGGGTAACCAAGTCCACGGGTCGCTCTGCTCGGTGCAGGGCTTCGATGGCTCGGTAGATAAACACGTTGTTCCCCGTGAACAGGCGTTCAGGGATTTGCATGAGGAAGGATGCTCGGTCAATGAAGGCATCCATCAAGCAGGACAAAAGCCTGCGTTCAGCGGTAGCGTGGTAGGTCTGCATCTTCGGATTGGTTTAGGAGTGATCTTGCAAAGGTATTGGTGCGGACGATGGTCTGGTCTTCCCAGCGTGCTTGATTGAGGTACGTTGCGGCGTGGGGAACGAACTGCACCTCCGTATTGGCATATAGGCGGGTGATGTTGTCGATGGCCTTTTGCTGGTTCTCGTCCGATAGCTTGGCGAATGCTTTGTATGCGGATTGCTTGGATGTCTTGCGGGGATAGGCACTCCAAAAGGAATCAAAAAGCACACAATCTTTCTTCTCCCTCTTCTCTTCTCTCCTCTTCTCTTCTCTATTGAACACAGGTTCAACGTAGGTTGAAGGTAGGTTCAACGTAGGTTCAACCTTAGTTGGATTTTCTTCAACCTTAGTTGCCCTCCTTTCGGCACTCCTTTTGCCTGCTTCGGACATCTTGGTACGGTGCAGGTTTGCGTCTTCCCATTGAATGTCAAGGAATTTAATGAACACGGACGTTCCGTTGGTTTCAACAAGATGAACCGCAAGTAACCGTTGCAGATGCCCATCGGCTTCCAGTTCTGCGTGTTCAATTGACATCTCGCATTCAGCGTTCCAATAGACGCAACAAAGTCGGATGAAGGCCACCTGCACCTCGGCGGGTTGCCGTGAGATTCGACCCATCATCCAATCGGCTGGGCAGAACTTAAACCATGATATTTGCTTCATGAGTAAAAAAAAAGCCCCAACTGGTAGAGGCAGTCGGGGCAGGGTTAGACGGTACCCTTTTTCTAAACGATTTGCTGACCTCTACTTCAGCAAATCGCCTTTATTACAAATGTAAACTTCGGGCAAATTTACACTAAAACGGCATATCACCATCCTGCGGTGCAAAACTCTCGCCGCTGGACTGTTGCTCTTGCATTGGCTCAACCTTGCCGGATAGGAATTTCCTGCCGCCGTTTTTTGATTCACGAATCCATGCCGAGAGGCGCATCTTGGTTCCATCGGGGAGAATGATGTCGCCCCTGTAATCAGGACGCTTGGGGTTGTCGCCCTTGTCGTTGGCGAACAGGGAAAAGGTGTTGGGTTGGGGGGTGTAGTTGCTCATGGGTTTTGGATTGGGGTTAAAGGTTTGTGTCTTTGATTGGGATTAGGTGTTGTAAGTCATTGTTCTTCTTCGGGTCAAACCAAAAGTAACAGCGGTGCGAATATAGGTGGCCCGTGGCTCTTAGGTCGTTCAAGATGCGATACATGATACGGATGTGGATGCCAAGGGCTTCCGCTAATTCCGTGGCCCTGTAGGGCTTGTCAAGGAGCAGCATTGCGGCGTTCACTCCTGCGACCCTGCCGACAATTTGCACGCCTTTGCGTTTCTTCGGTGGTGCTGGTCTGGTCATATCGGTGGCTTCAACGAAACGTTACAGCAATGGACGGCTTGGTTCCCTTGGCTGGACATACAGGAACGACCTCGCCTGTTGCCTCATCGATGACGGTCATCTTCCCGGCATTGCGAAATGCTGTCTTCAGCAGTTCTTCACGGCCCTTAATCATAGAGTTAAGGTTCGCCCATTCCTTGTCAACGGAATAGTCAGGGGTCATTGCACCCTCCTTGAGTTGGATGTCAGCACCGAAGGCGGAGAAGGTTCTGCCGTTCAATTCGGCCTCATCCCACACGATTTGCTCGGTTGACCGTAGGACTTGCTCAAGTGCCTTGATGATGGCTTTGAGGCGAACGTGAGCGGCGACTGGGTTGACCTCTCCTTCTTCAATGCGAAGGATGAGGCCAGTGGCGATTGCGGAGATGTCAGCCTTGCTGATGTCCGACTTGGGTATGGAAACGAGTTCTTGGTTCATGGCATTACGGTTTTTTCTTGTGATTCAAAAAGAAGGTGGAAGGTGAATATTTTCCTATCCCAAATGTCACGCATGGGCATGGCGAGGGAGAGGATTTCGTTGCCGCTCATCTGCCACCAGTACTCGTGTTTTTGGAGTAGATTGATGATGGCTTGCCCCATTTCGGGATGCTCGGCTTTAATGTCGATGATTGCCTTGAATACATCGGCATTGCATTTTTCAAGTAGTGTCATGGTTTTTTCAGTTTTGCGATTTGGTCTTGGAGGAATTTGATGCCTTTCTCATAACGTGCCGGGGTCATGCCCTTGTGGTCTTGATACTTGAACCGCTGGTCTTCGGGGAGTTGCTCGACCAACTTAATGAAGTCAGCCTTGAGCGTAGCCATGTCGAGGTCGGAGTAAGTCGAAACCAAGCCAAGGCGGTCGGTGAGGTCGTCAAGGTTAGCCTGCTGGGCGATGGCCATGGACACCTCGTTGGCTGATGCAATGCTTGTTTCGATGCCGATGCCGAGAGCAGCCAAGGCACGACCAAAGGCAGAGGTTTCGCAGTTCTCGACGTAGGAGGTCTTGTTAATCATGCTACTGGTACGGTCTTCGTGAGCATGTCCTGTTGCCCTGATGCGGCCTTCGGCATCACGGATGACGGCACGAATGCAGCAGCGGTCAGGTTGCAGGTCAACGAGTTCGGATTCGATGCTCCAATCGGCGTAGGCTTTCTCGTTGCGGAAGTAGAGGAGGCGTTGGTTGACCTCCACATAGTCCTTGCCTTTGATGTTGGTGGTTTTGAACTTGTGCATGGTTTGGTGGTTTAGAGGGTTTTGAGATAGGTGATAAGGAAGCGTACAAAAATCCAGTAGAACCCGCCAGCGATGGCGAGCAGGGTGACGGCGTGCATTACAGCGTCAAAGATGCGTTCAATCTTGTTCATGGTTTTGGGTTTAGTGGGTGAGAAAAAAAGCGGCTGTCTTTCCAGCCTGTCAGCCCTGTACGAATACTGTGGAACTTTTGCCAAGTTCAACTACCCATCACGCCGCCATTGTAGCAACGCTTGACCATGTAGTTGTCAAGTTGGTGTTGTTTTGCTAACGGTTTGGCTAAGATGCAAGCCTCTTTGATATTGCTTGCGGTGATATAAATCTCAGAGGGCTTGCCGTTGCTGAAGAAAATCTTGTAGGTGTTTTGTTGCGTGGTCATGATTTTGTGGTTTAGTGGTTGGTTTGTAGGTCAAAGATACAACGGTTTTTCCTTTTGCGACCTCTTGCGTCAAATTTTTTTTATTTTTTTTTATGGGCCTATTCCCCAATTCCCAATCATTCCCAATTTTCGGCATAAATAGCGTTAATTTTGCGCCATGACCTACTACTCCACAAGACCTGCCGAAGCCCTGACCAACGCCCTTGAGCGGCTCATGATATCCCTATCCAATGCCGAACTGGAGCAGAACCACGTTGCCCTGTGCGAATACCGCCGAGCCTGCGACCTGTTGGGATATGACCCAAAGATGGCCCAATGGCGGACCGTGAAGGAGGTTCACGCATCAGGTTTGCCCAACGATGACCCCCATACCGTTGACTATTACCCCCTCCTTAACCCTGAAGAATGAGAACAATCACCCACCTCGTTGTGCATTGCACGGCGACCCCGAAGAACACTACCATCGCATCCATCCGCAGATATTGGAAGGAAGCCCTTGGCTGGAAGTCAGTCGGGTACCACAAGATTATCGAGGCGAACGGAAATACCGTACAGTTGGCACCTGACTCCGCCATCACCAACGGAGTGGCCGGGCATAACAGCACGAGCCTGCACGTCAGTTACATTGGCGGCAAGGACACGGATGACCGGAACATCGAGCAGAGGCAAGCGATTGCAGCGGTATTGCTCGGATGGTTGCAGAAGTACCCCAAGGCTCGCATCTGCGGACACAGGGACTTTCCGGGTGTCAACAAGGCTTGCCCTCAATTTAACGCAGAGAAAGAGTACGGTTACCTGTACCTAACGGCAGCGGGTAAGCCTCCGCAGGTGTAATCAATACAACCTATCCGCAGGGGTGAACGTGGCGTGGAGTTGCACTTCAGGGCCTCGATTGTCTTTGCTGCTGTTCCTGCTCGTTTCCAGCTTCATCCAATAGCCTCCCAAAGGCTTCGGGCCTCGGCCTCGTTCAGTGTGAAAGCCCATGTAGCCCCCATCCCATTCCTCTTTGTACGTCGCAGTACGCAACTGGTGAACAGGCTTTTGAATGAGCGTTTTGGTTTGGCGGTCATAGCGGTGAATCATGTTTTGGTGGTAATAAAGTTCATGGACGTGGCCCATCCACGTCAAGTCGTAGCCTTCGGTGGATGCAAGTAGGCGTTGGTCTTGGATAACCCCCTTTGTGACTGGGCCGCCACCTCCTGCGCCGTGGTAGTAATGCACCACGAAGTTCACGCCTCGCAGATGGTCGTGCATCACTCGGATGTCCAGTGTGCCGCCGTAGCCACCAACCTCCACCGCTGACCCTGTGGCGTAGTTCAACGTGCTGGCAAAGCGTTGCAGGATGTCGGTTTCCTGATGGTGGATGATGCTCGTTTCGTGGTTGCCGTAGCCAAGCATCAACAGGTTCTTGGCGTATGGTTCAAACCATTCCACCGCCGTGTTGACGATAGAATCCAAATACCTTGCGTTGTTGTGTTCGGGGCGGATGTCCTCCTTGCTCCGCCTTGGGTCGCCCTTGCCCTGCATCAAACAAAAAAAGTCACCGTTGACGATGACCCCTGCATTGCGGCGTTGTGCTTCTTCCAAATGGTTCTTGAGCAGACCCCTATCGCAGTGGGGGTTATCCCAGTGCAGGTCGCTGATAAGTAGAAACTCCTGCCCCGATTGGCAGGAAAGGTCGTGGATGTTGCGGTGGTGCTTGGTAAGTGGTAGGAGCATCAGGCTTGGCGTAGAGTTGCGTTCTCGGCTTCAAGCACTTGGATTGTGTTCTCCAAACACTCTATCCGCTGACGCAAAGCTACTACCTCATTGCGAAGTTGTGTTAACTCCTTATTTTGTGCTTCGGCGGTCGCCTGCCACATAGCCAGCACCGCTTGGGCTTGCTTGACTTGGAGCGAATCCGCTTGGAACTTGCCCCTTGTCATCCAAGCCACTGCACCGCCAACGATTGCGCTGACCGTGCCGATTACGGTGGTTTCGATTAGGTTCACGGCTTGGGAGCTTCGGCGGGCTTGTTGTACTTACTCACGAGCATCCACCCTGTTGACACCAACGTAATGATTGCGCCAATCAATTCGGTGAGGGCGGTTGCGTCAAGTAACCCTTTGGCTACGAGTGTGCCACCGATGAAGGTAAGAAGATGGCGAAGGAGAGCGATGATTGCTGACTGCATAAGTGGAAGTTTGGGTTGCTCGGGGTTACGCTTGCGGAAGATTCTCATAGTGGTAGATGTTATTTCGTACTGGGTGTTGCAAATTCTTGGTAGTCGGCGGCGTATTGCTCATCCCATCCGAGGAAGGAATGCACTCCGCAAGGCGTGGGCCATACGATGTACGAGGTCAGTTCTTTAGGGCAACCGTCTTGGAATAGTACGTCGTAGCATTCGAGGCCGTCAATGTTACCGAGCGGAACTGCCGTGTCAAGGGGTTGCATGGATGCGAGCAATTGGTCTGCAACCTTCTGCGATGGGAATGCGAACTTGCGAAAGGTAGGCATTACGGGCTTGTTAGGGATGCGAGTTGAGCGTTGGTCAGGCGGGTGGTGTAGAGGGCAACGGCACGGATGCGGTCGTTGAAGAATTGACCTGATGAAGTTGAGCCAAGCGCAATCGTTGTTGGATTTATGGAAAATGCACGGACATCCGTATTTGTAGTTGCGACTTGTGAGCCGTTAAGGAATAGAGCCGTATCGCCCGACTTGTATCCAAAGGCTATTTTATTAACCTCGTTTGGAACGGCAACATTTAGGAATGTAGTGTTTTGACTATTGGCCCTCCATCTAAAGGAGTAGGTGTTTGTACCTCCTTCTTTTCTTGCCCAAATCTCATTATTTGCGTCTGCAAAAACTCTATACATATAGCCCTCAACATAGGATGCTACAAGGGTATTTGTAAATTCCGCATATATCGTCCCCTCGGTCTGCCCGATGCATCCGCTGACTGCGCCTGTTACGTTTATCACTTCTGCGTTGCGGGTTATTGACCCTGTGGTGGTGGGGATGTAGGAGGTGGCTACGGAGCCTGTTTCAAGTTGTGCGCCCCAGATGTAAACCGTAGAACCACTTGCCGTAGATGGAAGACCAGCTGAGATTGTTGATGTAGCACGAACTCCTATAATACTGGTAGCAGGCGTGTAAGATGCGGTAACAGTCATG